ATAATGGACAAGCTCTTTGTGCTTAAATTTGCACAAAGGGCTTGACTTTTTTTGTGATTACTTGTATAATAGTATAGTTGACACAAGGAGATGTACCCAAGTGGCTGAAGGGTCCGCACTCGAAATGCGGTAGTACGGCAAAACCGTAGCGAGAGTTCAAATCTCTCCATCTCCGCCAAACGAACAAAAACCACCGTAAATACGGTGGTTTTCTTTTGTATACACGATTTTTACACGATTGTGTTCAATATCTTCACTGCACGTTCTTCCTCTCGTGGGTAGAGGTGCGAGTAGGTGTTCCATGTCATTGATATGTTGGAGTGCCCAAGACGTCTTGCTATCTCCTGAATGTTTATGCCCTCATTGGCAAGCAGGGAAGCATGGCTGTGACGGAAGTCATGAATACGGATACGTTTGACACCTGCCAAGTCTGCAAACTTCTTGTTGGTCTTTTCAAGGGACGTGTCACGGATAGGACGCTCGCCGCCGCAGATGTACATATCATCACTGAACTTTGGCACTGCTTTCTTACAGCGTTCGTAATGTTCTGACAGCACTGCTCTTAACGGCTCTGGTATCTGTATCGTCCGTATGCTTGGCTTGTTCTTTGGCGGCGTGATACGATCACCGCCTTTGAGCTTCTGAGCAATGCTCTTGGTGATAGATATGTAGCCGTCTTTTATATCCGTCCATTGCAGAGCGTATATCTCGCCTTTTCGCATACCCATGTAAAATGCTATGTTGAAAAATACATAGTAGTTCCATTCGTACATTGAGCCGCCGTCCTCTGCTTCCTGAGCATAATTCTTAGCTGCCGATATGTATTTCTTGAACTCGTCAGGCGTGTAGAAAAGCATTTCTTTCTTGGCTTCAAGGGGCGCTTTGAAGTTGCCTGCGGTGATAACAGGATTTTTCGGAATGTATTCCATTTTCACAGCATAGTTCATCATTGCACGAAATTCGCCATAAATGTTCTTTCGAGTGATGATAGCCAATCCCTGTTCTGACAGCTCCTGCTTCCATTTCTGCACCATTGGTACGTTCAGATTATCTATCCTAACGCTTTCAAAGGTGGGCAGGACGTTCTTTCTCAGTATTCTTAGGGACTTGTCCAATGACGTTTCACGGACCTCTGAACGCTTGGCTGTGATGTACTCCGTGAACAGCTGTCCGATAGTCATTTTTGGAGCTATCTCTTTAGCATTGAGCTTTTGTGTAAGCTGGAGTTCAAGCTGCTTAGCCGCCTCTGCACCAAACACCACACGGTCTATCTGATGAGACTTTCCAAAACTGTCCGTATAATTGACACGCACACGATATTTTTGCAGACCGTCTTTTCTGATGTTCTTTCCGTTCTTGTCCGTCATTTTGTAGATCGGCATAAATATTCCTCCTATTCTTGACACTTCCTCGAAAGTGTGCTACAATAAAAGGGCAGAATTCGCCCTTTCTTAATGGGTTAGTGTGAATTTGAATCGAGCTGATATTGGTAGTATCTGCTCTGCTCGCCTCTGAGTGTTGGTAGCACTTGGGGGCGAGATTTTTTTATTTATTATTTTTATCAATAAACCTGGATGTTTTAGCCAAGTAATCAGGCATTGGCATTTGTATTGCAAAGCAGCCAGGAGTAGTGCAAGATGAATGCAATGAAATATTATCAATGCTTATGTATTCTGATAAGTCTTTAAGCGACTTTTTTAGCTTGCTTACAGGAAGTTGCGGCGTATGCAAGAACTCGAATGAAACTGAATTTTGCTTGTATAAAACATCTATCTTTTCTAATTTTAGAACTACATCAAAAGTCATTTTATAGTAGCAGACTATATATTCGGCATTTTCTTTCAAGAACTTTTTACAAATACGGGGGTAATCATCAAGGTCATTCATCATTGTAGCTTTTTCTGCATATTTAGGGGTAGAATAAATTTGAAAGCTGTTGGTTTCGGTAACTGGTTGCTTTGCTTTGGAATAAGGATTATGCTCTTTCTTTTTGAGACGCATTTTTATTTTGCTTGTTCTTTTGGTCATACGAGACAAAACATTTCTGTCCCATAGCTCTATTCCATTAACTTTTGCTAACTGTTTTGCTGGCTCAGTAAAGTATTGATTTGTCATAACAACGCCTTTATTACAACCATAATATGCAAGTCCGCCAATTACTTCTTGTATAGGTTTATTGTCAAGTTTGTGGCTATAGCATTTACATTGTATAGCATATTTTCGCATACCTTTTCTTGCAATAATGTCGACGCCATAGTCTCCAGAGCCTTGTGTAACTTTTACGTCATAAAAGCCGTTCATCTTCAAGATATCAGCACAAGCAAATTCGAATCTATGGCCTTCCATATTATCAAGCTGAGACATTGTATATTTTCGATTAAAAAATCCGAATATTTTGAGAATAAGAAGTATGCCAATAACCGATAAAATGATTATTTTGGCTTTAGTAGAGAGATGTGTTTTGGCTAAATTAAAAATAGTAAATACAATACAAGCTAATATTGTGTAGCCAAATATAGTGGCAATGCAGCCTGGCTCTGATTTGCTTTTCTTTTTACCCATATACGTTTCTCCTAATTGATATTTGAAGTATCAGCAGGAAGTTATCCTCTTGGACTTAATCTGGAAGTTTTGCTATACCAATAACTCTGCCAATACAAACTATTTCGCCGTTTTCAGGAAGAATGTCTGGATAATCTGGATTATGTGAAATAAGGCGATTACTACCTTTTTCTTTTATGTAACCCGCACCATTCTGACGGAACAATCCAATTTCACCAACAGGAACATCAGAATCGGTGGCTATATATACAATACTGCCGTCACTAATCGTAGGCTCCATGCTGTGTCCATCAACTTCAACTGCAAAATCCGCTTCATGGGCTTCTGGGGTATCTATTACTTCAATTTCTCTCCATACATCTGAATTGCTCAAATCATATCCACAGCCTGCCGAAGCTTTATTCACGTTAAAGCGCTTGAATGTGATTGTTTTAGACTTGTTTCTATTTGTTTCTGTGCAACGTTTATACTCTATATCTAGTATACTTTCCACAGCCTTTTTACCATGTTCGTCAAGAGCATGGTATTTTTTTGTGATTTCTTTTATTACCATGTCTAGTAGCGAAGTAGGTATTGATTCCATTCCTAGATTTGCAGGTTTAAACTGAGTACATGATTCATCAGTGTAAACTGCATAAGTATTTCCTTTGTATGAATCAATAATCAGGTAAAAAGTGTGATCGTCTTCACAGTGAAATTCAATAGCTATTCCGTCACTTTTATAAGTGCCAAAGTCCACAGGTTTTATTCCTATAAAATGCGTACAGTCATAACCGCATACAGGACATTCGATAATATATTCATCATCCAACTCATGTGGTATAAAATTAAGTTTTAAGTCTTCACTTTTCAAGTAATATTCTGGAACATTTAGAAAATCTGCAATTTGAGAAATGTATTTCAGATATGATTGATTTTTACCTGATTTCCATTGTGAGAAAGTACTTTTATCTAAGCCTAAATAATCTGTAAGTTGTTTTTGCGTGATTTTTTTATAGTTCATCAAATCACAAATCTTGTCTATAATTGACATAATATCAACCTCACTTTTGTATAAAATGACAAAGTTGAGAAAATATCAAACAAAACCATTGACAATTGAGAAAATATCAACTATACTAATCTCAGTTGATACAAACTCAACAATAAAAGGTGACAGCGTTGATAGAGTCGGTGGTTTATAATATTTAAACTTTGTTTTCTATATAGTATCATATTTCATCAACTTTGTCAACCCAATTTTATTATGATTGTAGGAGGTGACAAATTATGTTTGATGATTTTAAGCAAAAAGTCAAAATGATTGCGAAATCAAAGTGCTTAACGTATGCTCAAATAGCTGAGAAATCAGGTGTAAAGGAAAGCACAATTAAAGCGTTTATGTGCGGCGCAACTGACAGCAGGCGTGTTGCTGAAAAAATAGCAGATGTCTTAGAAGTGAAAATTGTTTATTGCAATGGTGATTATAGTATCACCACTGAGAAAGGACAGATGACTAATGAATGAACTAATCAAAATCAGTTATGAAAATGCTGAACGTCCAACAGTATCGGGCAGGGAACTACACGAGGCACTTGAAGTCAAGACCGCTTATAAAGACTGGTTTCCGAGAATGTGTGAATACGGATTTACGGAGGGTGAGGATTTCAACCCGCTCAAAAATGAGCAGGTTCGTACTGAGGGAAACAGGCAGGTAAGTCGTGAACTTACCGACCACCAACTTACAATCCCAATGGCAAAGGAGATCTGTATGTTGCAGAGAAGTGAAAAAGGAAAGCAGTTCCGTCAGTACTTCATAAGAGTTGAAGAAGCGTGGAACAGTCCCGAAATGATTATGAAAAGGGCTTTGGAAATTGCTAACGAAAAGGTGAAAGCTCTGCAAGTAAGTGTTTCACAGCTTACTGTTGATAAACAGATAATGCAACCGAAAGCTGATTACTTTGATGAACTCGTGGACAGAAATCTGCTGACAGGAATCAGAGAAACAGCTAAGGAACTTAAAGTCAAGCAAAATACATTTGTAAATTTCCTGCTTGATAAAAAGTATCTTTACAGAGATAAAAAGGGCAAGCTTATGCCGTATGCAAAGCCTATGGAGAACGGCTTGTTTGAAGTCAAGGAGTTTTCTAATGAGAAAACAGGTTTTTCAAGCACGCAGGTGTTTATTACACCTAAAGGAAAAGAAACGTTCAGGCTGTTATTGCTTTAATGTCACTTGCGGAGATGTTTGACTGTTCGGTTGACTATCTTCTCGGCAAGACAAGAAACCCGACGCCATATCCTAAGGCGTGAGGGGGCAGGTGATTAAAGAGGGGGTGAGGAGAATAAAAGTAATCTTTATGAATTGCATATTGTTTTTTACAGCAATATGTTGCATATTTCTTTATGCGAAAGTAAGCAAAAAATTCAGATTTTTTGAATTTATCATATTCGTTCAGCTATTGATCATCATTACTCTCTTTATAGAGATAATTTGCCTTTGCGGGTAATGGCAATTCTAATTCAGTACAAAGCTGGGAGTATTCTTCAAAAAGTTGATCCGTAAGTAATAAGAATGATTTTCCAAAATCAAAAGAAAGTGTGCGATCATAGTCGTACTTCTTCCAACCATAATAGGCAATTTGAAACGGCTTAACAAGTTCTTGAGAGCCATGCTCCATAAGGTCAACGTGCTTTTCAAAAAGCTTTAAAAATGTAGTTGCAGTTTCCGGAAGCATTTTAGTTACATCGCTTTCAGGGAAAACGTTTTGAACGTATAGTCTATAAAAGGGTATGTAGAAATCGCTAAGTTGTCTTGATTTAAAAAGTCGCTTATCCGATAACGAATTGAGTTTGTCATCATTCTTTTTATTGCTTAATTTGAGGGTCAATAATGAAGTTATTGTTGCTGTGATGATAGAGGTAATACTTGTAATGATAGCTGAGATTATGGTTTCGTGCATTAAAGAAAATCCTTTCTTATGTTTTTCTACATTATACCACAAGAAGTTAGATTTTTCAAGGAGGTACAAGAATGAAACTGTACAAGGTAACGACGATAAGTGACTTTAATGTCAGAGAGGTGTTCACAGTTCATGCAGATAGCAAGCGTGAAGCTATCATGAAGGCATATGACACGAACATGGACGGAAATATCGTTGCAATCGAGGAGGTGGACTAAATGAGGTCACCTGACATTGAAATGGCAGTGCGGCTGTACTATGAAAAGCCCGAGATAACCAATGCGGATATCAAGGAGCTGTTCGGCACAGGTGAAACGCAGACTATCAAGATCAAGAAAGCTGTTAAGGAAGAAATGGCAAAGCGTGGTGTGAAGTCATGGCTGCCGCACTCGGTCAATACCGAGATAGCCTACGAGGTGTGGGGCATTGATATCGACAACTTCGAGAAAAGGCTTAAAAAACTCCGCACGCTTTACGGAAAGGACGTGAGAAAATGATAGCCGTACTAGAGATAATCAGATGTGCCGCAGCGGTAGCGCTTTTGGTGGTGCTTACAATGTATGTAGCATACAGGTGGTATGTAAGCGTAAAAGAAACTGCCTACGAGGAAGCAGAGGAGAGCATTAAGCGTGCGGTGAGAGAAGCAGGTAGACCTGTGGTCAAGGTCGAAGTTGAAATGAAAGGAAAGTGGTAAAATGGCGTTGATACTGCTGATAACAGTAGCCGTGCTTGCAGCGATAGATGTAGTGATGTATCTTGTGCTGAGTGTGGTGGATAGGCACTGGGAGAAAAAGTTTAAGGAGGATAATGATGATAACGAAAGAGGAATTTGAAAAGGCGGTGGAGTACTGTACAGGATTTGCTGTTAGTTGCGAAAATTGTCCGCTATGCGAAAAAGATTTTAAGTGTGGTGCATATTTGGCGGAGTACCTAAAAGAAAACGAGCTTGCACCTGCGGCAACAGGCACAAGCTCTGAGGTGGTATCAAAAGATACCAATTCAACACACCTTGATGATAGCACAAAAGCAGCGATTTGTCAAGCATATGATACCGCAGACAAAGCCTGTACAGATATACTCGATATCTATGGAGAAATGTCTAAGCGAGAACAGAGAGCCTTTGATATCGGCGAGGTGTACGGAAAAATATGCAGCACAAGGGATAAGCTTGAAAATATGAGAGGAGAGAACTAAAATGTCAGTAAAAATAAACTCACTTGAATTTGAGAACGTAAAGAAGATAAAAGCCGTACAGCTTGAGCCTGCAAAGAATGGGCTTACTGTTATCGGTGGTAAGAACAGGCAGGGCAAGACCTCTGTGCTTGACGCTATCGCTTGGGCGCTTGGCGGTGACAAGTATAAGCCGTCCTCTCCTCAGCGTGAGGGGTCTGTTGTCGAACCGCACTTGAAGATCACCCTCGACAACGGAATCGTGGTGGAGCGTTCGGGCAAGAACAGCTCACTCAAAGTCACGGACAGCACAGGCAAGAAAGGCGGTCAGCAGCTTTTGAACAGCTTTGTTGAACAGTTTGCACTTGACCTGCCTAAGTTCATAAATCAGTCAAGCAAGGAAAAAGCTTCAACTCTGCTGAAAATAATCGGCGTGGGCGATACGCTCTATCAGTTGGAGCATAAGGAACATTCCCTCTATGACCAGCGTACCGCTATCGGCAGAATAGCAGACCAGAAGTCTAAGTTTGCAAAGGAAATGCCTGTGTACGCAAACGTCCCTGCCGAGCCTGTTTCGGCTTCGGAGCTTATCAGACAGCAGCAGGATATACTTGCTCGCAACGGCGAAAATCAGCGTAAGCGTGACCAGAAAGAATACTACGAAAAGCAGTTGGAACTTGCTAAGTCCGCTTATGAACGTGCAAAAGCAAGCTATGAGGCGGCAGTGAACAACTTCAAGCTCGCAAGCCTTGACGCACAGGACCTTGTGGACGAAAGCACAGCGGAGCTTGAAAAGAATATCTCAGATATCGAGGAGCTGAACAAGAAGATAAGAGCAAACCTCGACAGGGAAAAAGCTGAGATAGACGCTGAGGACTACCGTTCACAGTATACATATCTCACTGAGCAGATAGAGGACGTAAGGCAGGCTAAAACTGACTTGCTCAAAAATGCCGACCTGCCCCTTGAGGGGCTTTCAGTTGAGGACGGAGAGCTGCTGTATAACGGGCATAAGTGGGACAGTATAAGCGGAGCAGAACAGCTTATCGTCGCTACCTCTATCGTGAGAAAGCTCAACCCTGACTGCGGTTTTGTCCTGCTGGACAAGCTTGAACAAATGGATACAGACACCCTTGATGATTTCGGCAAGTGGCTTGAAGCACAGGGCTTGCAGGCGATAGCCACACGAGTTTCCACAGGTGACGAGTGCAGTATCATTATCGAGGACGGCAGGTCAATGGACAATGATAAGGACGAAAAATCAGAAACGAAAACTTGGAAAGCAGGTGCATTTTAATGTATGAGATAACATCAGGAGTTGTAAGCTCCGCACAGAAAGTCGTGATATATGGTCCTGAGGGCATAGGCAAATCCACCTTTGCGGCTCAGTTCCCCGACCCTGTATTTATTGATACTGAGGGCAGTACAAAGAAGCTGAACATCAGACGTTTCCCTAAGCCAACAAGCTGGGAAATGCTCAAAAATGAGGTAAAGGAAGCTATGAACGGCAGGCTCTGCAAGACCCTTGTCATTGATACATTTGATTGGGCTGAACAGCTTTGCATTGAAACTATCTGCTCGGCACATCAGAAAAAAGGCATTGAAGATTTCGGCTACGGCAACGGCTATGTTTACGAAAAAGAGGAGATAGGCAAGTTTCTTAATCTCTTGCAGGAGGTAGTTGACAGCGGTATCAACGTTGTGCTTACGGCTCACGCTCAGATGAGAAAGTTTGAACAGCCTGACGAGCTGGGCGCTTATGACCGCTGGGAACTGAAACTCGGCAAAAAAACGTCTTCTCAGATATCGCCTCTTGTGAAAGAATGGGCAGATATGGTGCTGTTTGCAAACTACAAAACATATGCAGTAGCTGTGGATAAGGACGGCAAGAAGTTCAAGGCTCAGGGCGGTGACCGTGTTATGTACACCACACATCACCCTTGCTGGGATGCTAAAAATCGTGACGGACTTTCGTCTGAAATGCCTTTTGAGTATAGTGGTATAGCTCACCTGTTTGCGTGTACACAGCCTGCTGAAATGCCTAAGCCTGTGCCGATGCCAAGACGTGTGCAAGAGCAGCTTGCACAGCCGAAAGCAGCACCGCAGCCACCTCATAAGACATCAAACGCAGTGACATTGCAGCAGGCTCAGCCGACAGCTGCACCAAAGGCAGAAGAACCTCTTACTGATCTCAGCGGCTTTGAGGACGTTGCACCGCCTATCGTTATCCCTGACGGCATACCGAAAGCGCTTGCAGACCTTATGAGAGCCAACAACGTAAGCGAATCGGATATACGTCTTGTGGTATCTCAGAGAAACTATTTTCCTTATGATACCCCTATTACAAACTATCCTGACGACTTCGTGCAGGGCTGTCTGATAGGTGCTTGGGAGCAAATGCTGCCGCTTATCAGAGAAAATCAGAAAGTACCATTTTAAAAGGAGGACAACACTATGGATAATTTTATGGAATACGGCTGGGAAGATGAGATAGTCAACGAGGGTGGGGACTTTGTCCTGCTCCCTGAGGGGGACTATGACTTCACAGTTGCAAAGTACGAACGTGCAAGACACGAGGGGTCGGCAAAAGTGCCGCCCTGCAATATGGCTAAGGTCACATTCACCATATGGGGAGCTGAGGACAGCGTGGAGATAACAGAGAACTTCTTCCTCTGCAACAAGTTTGAGTGGAAACTCTCAGCACTTTTCCTGGCTCTCGGTCTGAAAAAACACGGCGAGCCGCTGAAAATGAACTGGAACGCTATCACAGGCAAAAAGGGCAAGTGTCACGTCTACGTTGACAACTACAAGAACAAGGACGGCGAGGACAGGCAGTCCAACAAGATAAAGAAGCTCTATGCCTATGACGAGAATGTGACTACCGTTCAGCCTGCTCAGACGCAGACACCGCAGTATAGTCAGCCTGCTCAGACAGGGGGCTGGAAAGCCGGTGCGTTCTGATGATGAATTTAAGACCATATCAAAACGAGGCTAAGCTTGCTATACTCGAACAATGGTCTGAGGGAATAAACAAAGTCCTTGCAGTTCTGCCGACAGGAACGGGAAAGACAATACTTTTCTCGGCTGTTACGGAAGAATGTGTGCGGCAGGGTAAGCGTGTGCTTATCCTTGCCCACAGGGGCGAGCTGCTCGACCAGGCGGCGGACAAGCTTATGAAGTCAACAGGGCTTGGCTGTGCCACCGAGAAAGCAGAGCAAAGCTGTTTAGGCTCTTGGTATCGTGTAGTAGTAGGCTCAGTTCAGACCCTTATGCGAGAGAAAAGGCTCAAAGGCTTTTCGGAAAATTACTTCGATACCATAATAATTGACGAGGCTCATCACGCTATCTCAGACGGCTATCAGAGAGTGCTTGAACATTTTCCCCATGCACAGGTGCTTGGTGTGACGGCTACACCTGACAGGGGCGATATGAAGAACTTAGGCTCGGTGTTCGACAGCCTTGCATATGAATACACCCTGCCGCAGGCTATCAAAGAGGGCTATCTTTCACCTATCAAGGCTATCACCATACCGCTGAAACTTGACCTTTCAGGAGTATCAACTCAGGCAGGAGATTTCAAGGCAAGTGATATCGACACGGCACTTGACCCATATCTTTATCAGATAGCTGATGAAATGCTCAAATACTGTAAGGAACGCAAGACAGTTGTGTTCCTGCCGCTTGTCAAGACCTCTCAGAAGTTCCGTGATATCCTTATCAGCAAAGGGTTCAACGCCGCTGAGGTCAACGGAGAAAGCACAGACAGAGCGGAGATACTTGAAGCTTTCGACAAGGGCGAATACAATGTGCTGTGCAACTCAATGCTCCTCACAGAGGGGTGGGACTGTCCGTCAGTTGACTGCGTTATCGTACTAAGACCAACAAAGGTGCGTGGGCTTTACTGTCAAATGGTAGGCAGAGGCACAAGACTTTGCGAGGGAAAGACAGAGCTTTTGCTGCTTGATTTCCTATGGCACACAGAACGCCACGAGCTTTGCAGACCTGCACACCTTATCTGTCAGAATGAAGAGGTCGCTGAGAAAATGACCGAAAACCTTGCCAATGAGGCAGGCTGTGCAGTGGATATCGAAGAGGCAGAAAAACAGGCAAGCGAGGACGTTGTGGCACAGCGTGAAGAGTCTTTGGCAAAGCAGCTCAAAGAAATGAAAACACGCAAGCGAAAGCTCGTTGACCCTTTGCAGTATGAAATGTCAATACAGGCTGAGGACTTGTCCTCTTACGTTCCTGCTTTTGGCTGGGAGTGTGCTCCTGCTACCGACAAGCAGAAAGCAAAGCTTGAAAAGCTGGGCATTTTCCCTGACGATATAGACAACGCAGGCAAGGCAAAGCTTATCCTTGACCGACTTGAAAAGCGCCGCAATGCAGGACTTACCACACCTAAGCAGATAAGGCTGCTTGAAAGCAAGGGTTTTGAGCACGTCGGCTCTTGGAGCTTTGACAGCGCAAGCAGGATGATAGCTCGTATCTCTGCCAATGGTTGGAGAGTGCCGAGAGATATCGACCCTAAGACTTACACACCTGAGAACTAAGGAGAAGTGAATGGATAACACAAATTTGCTTAAAATGCTTGAATACATAGACCCTGCAAGCTGTGATTATCAAGAATGGGTCAATGTGGGAATGGCTCTCAAACACGAGGGCTATTCCGTGAACGATTGGGACAGTTGGTCGAGGTCAGACAGCCGTTATCACAGCGGTGAGTGTGAACACAAGTGGCAAGGCTTTAACGGCAATGCTCAGCCCGTGACCGCAGGAACTATCGTGCAAATGGCAAAGGAAAGAGGATACAGCCCCAGAGAGTTTCAAGCCTATGATTGGGACGGCGAGATAGTTGCAGAAGAAAGCAGTCCCCTTGTAAACGGCGGTGAGGGCATACCGATAACCGAGCCTGCCCAATGGGATCCTGTCAAGGAGATAGTCACATATCTTGAAACACTCTTTGAAGCAGGAGAGAACGTGGGCTATGTTACGCAAACATGGGAAACAGAAAAGGACGGCAAGACCAGGTATCTGCCCACAAAGGGCTGCTGTGACAGGACGGCAGGGGAGCTTATCAAGAGTCTTGGCGAATGTAACGGCGACATTGGTGCAGTGTTTGGTGACTACAAGGAAGAAGCCGGAGCGTGGATCCGTTTCAATCCTCTTGACGGCAAGGGCGTAAAGAACGAGAATGTAACAGACTACCGCTATGCTCTTGTTGAAAGCGACAGTATGCCAATAGAACAGCAGAATGCCGTGATGAGAGAACTTGAACTTCCTATCGCTGTGCTTGTATACAGCGGCGGAAAGAGCGTTCACGCTATCGTCAAGATAGACGCTCCCAACTATGATGAATACCGCAGGCGTGTTGATTTTCTTTACAAGGTCTGCAAGGAAAGCGGTCTTGACATAGATAAACAGAACCGCAATCCCTCACGTCTTAGCCGTATGCCAGGCGTAATGAGAAACGGCAAGAAACAGTTCATCATTGACAAGAACATAGGCAAAGAAAGCTTTTCGGAATGGAAAGATTACATAGAGAGTATCAATGATGATCTCCCCGACCCTGAGAGCCTGAGTGCTGAGTGGGATAACCTGCCTGAGCTTGCACCACCACTTATTGACGGTGTTCTCAGACAGGGTCACAAAATGCTCATTGCAGGTCCGTCAAAGGCAGGCAAGTCTTATGCACTTATCGAGATGTGCGTGGCGATAGCTGAGGGTGTCAAGTGGTTTGGCTGGCAATGCACCAAAGGCAAGATACTATACGTCAACCTAGAGCTTGACAGAGCATCTTGTCTGCACCGCTTCAAGGACGTGTACACCGCAATGCACCTAGAGCCTGAAAACCTCAGCAGCATAGACATATGGAATCTGAGAGGTCACAGCGTACCAATGGACAAGCTTGCACCAAAGCTTATACGCCGAGCAAGCAAGAAGAATTACATTGCCGTGATAATCGACCCTATCTACAAGGTCATAACAGGCGACGAGAACTCAGCAGACCAAATGGCGCACTTCTGCAACCAGTTCGACAAGGTATGCACGGAGCTTGGCTGTGCGGTCATATACTGCCACCACCACTCAAAGGGAGCACAGGGCGGCAAGCGTTCAATGGACAGAGCCAGCGGGTCAGGAGTATTCGCCCGTGACCCTGACGCACTTCTTGACCTTTCAGAGCTTGACATTTCAGACAGCCTTTACAAGCAGCAGGAGGACGAAACTGTTTGCCGTATCTGTGAGAACTGGATGAGGAGATTTTACAGAAATACTGATGACCTTTGTTCACAGGACGATCTTGTTACGCCGTCAAAAATGCTTGAGATAACGCACAAGTACCTGCACCCGAACTCATACAAGCTTATGATGGCCGACATAGACAAGGCTAAGCTTGCGGTAAGAAACCGCACGGCATGGCGTATAGAGGGTACTCTGAGAGAGTTCCCGAAATTTGCTCCCCTCAATATGTGGTTTGATTATCCTGTTCACAGAGAGGATACCGTGGGCGTGCTTAAAGACTGCGAGGTAGAGGACATCACACCGAATTGGAAAAAGAATTTCAGCAAGAAAAAGACCAATGAAGACCGCAGCAAGGAGCGCAAGGAGAGCATTGAAACAGCTTTCAGCGGTGTGCAGGAGAACGGCAAGTGCCGCATTTCTGAACTGGCGGAGTACATAGGAAAGAGCGAAAAGACCGTTGGAAGATACCTCAAAGAGCATGGTGGCTTTTGGATAGAAGAGGGAGAATGCGGCTTAAAAGCTCAGTAGACAGACAAGACAAAATCGAATTTTTGAACTTTAGACAGACAGGAAAAAATCGAAAAAGTGTCAGGACAAAATCGAACTTTTTTCTTGTCGGACAATATCGAAAATTACCGAGTTTGTCGGACGGACAGACAAAGTATATTATATATAATATATTTTTGACCGCCTAAAGGACGGCGGTCAAAATATTATAAGCAAATATAAACCGCACCCGACACGAAAGGAGTAGACTTTATGCGAGGCAAAAACATTAATTATGATTTTTTGAACTGTGCGAGAAAAATGCCGCCGCTCAGACATACTACATCAGAAACTTTTGATATTACTCAAAGCGAGGTCGCAAGGTGGTTGGTATCTCAGCCTGATATAATGCAGAAGATTTTTGATATGGCTGCAAATCACAAGATGATAAGCTATGACCAAACTACACGGACTTGGAGAGGAGCAGATAACAATGACTGAATTTTTTATGGCAATGATACCGCCGACAGCTACGGCGCAGGAACACAAGGTGGCAGTAAGAAACGGCAAGCCAATATTTTATGACCCACCCGAAGTAAAGGCGGCAAAAGAAAAGCTCATGGCAAACCTAGCAAGGCACAGACCGCCTGAAAAATACATCTGTGGGATAAGGCTGATAACAAAGTGGCTGTTTCCTAATGACGGCAAACACAAGGACGGAGAGTACAAGACAAGCAAGCCTGACACAGATAACTTGCAGAAGATGTTCAAGGACTGTATGACAAAGCTTGACTTCTGGACAGACGACCAGCTTGTGGCGAGTGAGATATGCGAAAAGTTCTGGGCGGACATACCTGGCATTTATGTGAGGATAGAGGAGCTATGACGATACACGAAGTAAAGAAAAGTCTCGGACGCAGGGTGAGCTACAACGGCTCTGATTGCTACGAACTGACAGGGTGCATTATCCGCAAGAGCAGTAAGACAGGTCAGTTCTTCTATCAGGCAGAGATCGCTGACAAGACTTGTGGCAATACGTTGGTGTATTGTAGTCTGGAAGAGTTGAGGTGTGAGGAGGCAAAAGAATGAAAACACATAATCTGAAACTTAGCATAGAATTTTGTGACGCTGTTCAGAGCGGTGAGAAAACTTTTGAGGTCAGAAAGAATGACAGAGGTTTTCAGACGGGAGATCTGATAAGATTTATACCGACGGACGGAACGTCTTACCATAGCTTAGACGGCACAGTAAGAGAACACGCAAAACATGAGATATCAGAACATACATACAAGATAACATATATCCTCAACGGCTGGGGAATAAAGAATGGGTATGTTGTGCTGGGAATTAAGGAGATAAAATGCAATAACTGCGTATTTTATCATACTTGTAGCAAACGGAATGTAGTTTGTGATAATTACAGACCTAGACAAACTGAGGAGGATTAACATGAACAAGAAAGAAATTAACGAGATCAAGAGAATATTCAGCGACGACTGCGGACTTTTCACCGTAAACCATGTTGTTACCGCATTTGTTGATTCTGAAAAGAACATAAAGTGCAAGACCAATCAGCTTTACAACACCATTCCGCAGGACGAGGCGGAGCTGATAATGATAAACCTGAAAAAGGTGCTCAGCGGCTCTATCGGTAAAAATCTGCTGGAATATTCGTTCCCTAAGGACGCCTACCTTGAGGGCGGTGCTCAGCCTTTTATATACGAAACACTGCAAAGCAAGCTGCTTGATGAAGAAAAGGTGGACAACTTCCTGAGCACTATAGTTGAAAAGGTTGAGTATGTGTCAACATATACCATTTTTGTGGCACACTGTACATATTCTGTGCTGAAAAAGAACAAAATGGACGAGTTTGAGGACGAAGCTGACACAGATTACAATTTCATCATCACGGCACTTTGCCCTGTAAACCTGCGTATCGACGGGCTTGTGTATGATGAACAGGACAACTCTATCGCTAAGAAAGAGTCATGCGACAGAATTGTTGAGCTTCCAAGCGATGGCTTTTTGTTCCCTCTTTTCAATGACCGTGCACCAGATATCAACGGAGTGCTTTACTACACGAAAAACGCCAAAAAGCCGAACACTTCCGTTGTTGAGGAGCTTTTGGGCTGCGAGTTCTCAATGACCTGTCAGAACGAAAAGGAAACTTTCAAGGATATCCTCACAAGCGTTGTGGGTGATGAGCTTGACTATGACCTTATCACCGCAGTGAACGATAAGATTTCCACGTTCGTTGACCAGAACGCTCACGAGACCGATATGCCGACCATAGACGAGCATAAGCTCTCGTCTATTCTGTGGGAGGCAGGCGTAAGTCAGAAGAAACTGGAAAAGTTGCATGGTGTGTATGAAAATGCTATGCACGGCAAGGTTTTCAGGGCTGTCAATCTGGTGGAGGATAAGGTAACGATATCAGGAATGGGATTCAAGATGACCGTAGACAATTATCACAAAGGTGACGTATCTACAGCAATAGGCAAGGTTATTTTCGGTGTTGCTGATACGGCTGTTGACGTGAATGGTATCGGTATTAAAATGGGCGGTGTTGCTAATGGCTGACCCAATGACCATGTCACGCCTGAAAGCCTACCGCAGGAACGTCTCAGCCATTGAGGACATCAAGGCAGAGCTTTCAGGTAAGTACGTTGCCGACAGTATCAGCGTATGCACTCCGCCGTCCTACACGCCCCACAGTACACGCATAGACGGCTTTCTGCCAAGTGACGATACACTTTCACTGCTGTGCGAGCAGGCACGGCTAGAGCGTGAGCAGAGGGCTGTTGAGGAGTTTATCAAGGGGATAGAGGACTATCAGACACGGCGAATGTTCGTGCTGAAATTCATCAAGGGTAAGACGTACTTGCAGATAGCTATGCAGGTGAGCGGTGGAAGAATGTCAGAGAGCTGTATCAAAATGCGTATACAAAGATATTTGCAAAAAACATGATAAATGTGACGTTTGTGACTTTTCACTATGTTATAATTTAAACTGAGGAAAGTGTAGATGTACCTCAGACTTGTACTTTCATTGAAGTCACCTCCAATTTTCTAAGCCCCGTAAGGGGCTATGCAGGTCGAGAGCGTGCCAGCTTAACATCTGCTCCACCATTTACAAAACTCCTTATAATATATTTGTGAGAGGCACTCCTATGGGGTGTCTTTTGCGTTGTGTCGCAAAAGGTTCATAAATGTCGAATTTTTGATATACTGCATAAAAAATACAAATGCTATTTATGCAGTATATAGAAATTCGGTGCATTTCGTTGATTTTCGCTCTGATTAGTGATATTATTTAAGAAATATTATTATGAGGAGAGAATATAAATAATGAAAGAGAAGAACGTACAGAAGAAAACGGTTAAATTTTGTTTTTATACCTTGAATGTTTCAACTGATTATATAAATAAAATTGAGCAAAAATATAATATAAATTCGAGATCTTCGGTAGTACGAGCAAGAAATGAAAAGAAACTTAGAGAATTTAAAATATTCTTATCTGAACTTAATTCAACAGAATATGTAACAGATATCTCCAAAACCATTGAGTCAATTCAAAAGGGAGAAATTGATAGTGTCGATACTTCAACAAATAAAATAATCGATTTAGATATGAACACTCTAAAATTGGATGACGATTATATTTTCTTTCAAATGGTTAACAATAGAGATAGAGATATACCTGCTAAGAGAGAGATTAAAGGTAAAAAGAATGAGATAAAACTGAAAGACACAGAATATATAGGGGAGTTTATGAGCGTATTATATCATAGAAGGACAAAAGTATTTATGATACAATGTAACAGATATTCTGTCACAGTTAATCAACTTCAAAAAGTATTAAGTGAATATTTCACATCATACTGTCGAATTTTACATGGTGATATTGACCCGATAACACTAACACTTCAACCAGTATTAGATCCAGATCAAATCAACAAGATTGACACTAAAAATTTTTTAGAAACATTTACCTTGTCTTCTAGTTGTGCAAGTATGGCAGCCATAAATAGTTCCCAAAATAAATCAACAGATTTTTTGTTGAAAAGTCTTAAGTCATTTTGCGGTTATGATTTTACATTACAAATAAAAGCATCAAAACGTGGAAAAAAAAGGTTATACTTTAAACTCAGCTGACATAACGGATTTAGTAAATAGGTTAAATGAATTCAAAAATAGTGGAGCTGCTGAAAAAGAGTTGCCAAAATTAAAAATAGGAATAAGAGAAAATGAAAATTCTCCACGTGAGGTAATAGATTGGCTTGTTCCTTCACTACATACCAATATTAATTTTGATATAAAATCACGTACTTCTTTATCTGACAAGGAGGTTTATACCGCTATGAAAAAATCGTTTGATAATTTGTTGGAAAGAATTGAACTATTAAGAGGAATTATTGATGCTACGTAACTTTTGCACTAATGTGGTGGAAAAAGTATTACTTCATAAAAGAATTACAGCTTTCATTTTGTCATTGTTGGTGACAGGCTTCTATTACTTTGGCTGGATTGAAAACGTAAATAGTATATTTCCGAATATAATTAGTATAGCAGAAGCTTTTCTATCTGTAATGGGGTTGGTTTTTGCAATACTTACAGTAATAAAAGAAAAAGATTTTTTTAAAAAGTTAGAAAGAGTTTGGCCGCAACAAGTTAAGTCAATTTATTCGGATAGTATTAAATCAATATTTTGTTCTATAATTGAAATTATAATGTGTGTTGCGGTAGATACGATTGTTTTAATTAAAAGTAATATCGTATCAAGGTGCCTTTATGGCTTTGCTATGAGTTTTATATTTTTTCTTATGATTTTAAATACTATATCTGCTTTTAAAAAGAGTTTTGATATATTTATTTATGACAACAAATAGATCTTTAGAACTGCTACAACAATGTGGCAGTTCTTTTTATATCAAAATCTCAGAAAGGACGGTGCCCTCATGACAGCACGTCAAAAGAAATTTGCAGAATACTATGCTCAGAGCGGCAACACCGTTCAGAGTGCTATAAAGGCAGGATACAGCGAGAAGTATGCGAAAGCTGACGCCTGCAAAATCCTAGATAATCCTAGTGTTGCGGAGTATATCCGTGTGCTGTCCGAGAAAGCTCAGGACGAGCGTATAATGACCGCTAAGGAGAGGCAGGCACTCTTGTCTGATATCGCAAAGGACGGCAAGAATGACCCTGCTGACCGTATCAGAGCCGTCGATACCCTCAACAAAATGACAGGGGAATATGTGGCTAAGATACAGGCGGAGGTCAAGACCTCTGAAAAGCTTTCAGACGTTTTCGCTCAGATAGGCGGTGAGGGGCTTGACGAGTAAGTTTCCCCTGTCGCAGAAGTATATGGACTTCATCAACAGCGTTCGAGGTGTGTCTGCGGATTTTCTTGAGGGGACTACCGCAAGCGGCAAAACAACTGTGGGCGCAGGAATAAAGTTCATGCGTATGGTGTCGGCAAGCCGAAAGAAACTTCACGTCATTGCCGCTAAGACTACGGGAAAGGCTGAGGAAACTATCATTCAGCAGGATAACGGCATTCTTGACCTGCACACCAATGCTCGGTACTTCGGCAACGGTGATAAGGACTACAAACTGCCGCATATCAAGTTTGAAGGCAAGATAATCTATGTTCTGGGATATGACAACAAGGATAAGTGGGAAATGGTGCTGGGCGCTCAGTTCGGCTGCGTGTATATCGACGAGATAAATACCGCCGATATCGAGTTTGTCCGTGAGATGTCTACCCGTAACGATTACCTTATGGCGACCCTCAACCCTGACGACCCCTCTCTGCCTGTGTACAAAGAATTTGTCAACCGCTCACGTCCGTATCAGAAATACGCCTGTGACGTGCCTGCGGAGATAATGAAAGAGCTTACAGAAGAACCTGTGCCCAATTGGCGGTACTGGTTCTTTACTTTTCGTGATAATCTTTCACTTACTGATGAGGATATCAAGCGGAAAATGGCTGCCGCTCCGAAAGGCACAAAGCTGTATAAGAACAAGATACTCGGTCTGAGAGGACGTGCAACAGGGCTTGTGTTTGACCTGCAAAAGCGAAATATCTTGACAGCAGAGCAGGCGAAAGCTTTCAATTATGTGTACTTCTCAGCCGGGCTTGACACCGCTTACTCGCAATCCTCACCTGATACCATAGCGTTCACCTTTGTGGGCATAACGGCTGACAGAAAGTGCGTCACTCTTGACGAGGAAGTGTATAACAATCGTGACAGACAAGTGCCTCTCACGCCCTCTGACATACCGAAAATATTCACGGCGTTCTTGGAGAAAAACCGCAGGACGTGGGGCTTTGCACGAGATGTGTATATCGACAGTGCAGATCAGGCGACCATACTTGAATGTCAGAAGTTCGGACGGCTCACAGGCAGCATATATAACTTTATCCCGGCATTCAAGAAGACAAAAATAATTGACCGAATACACTTGCAGTCAGCTTGGCTGGCGGCAGGTGATTTTTATATCCTTGAGCATTGCAAGGAGTACGCAGGCGAGCTTAACATATACAGTTGGAAAGAGGGTAAGGCTGAGCCGGAGGACGGCAACGACCACCTTATCAATTCCTGCCAGTATGCCTGGCTGCCGTATCGTGACAAGATAGGAAGTGTGAAGATTGACTAAATTCAGCATAGGAAACAAGGTGAAAAATATGATAAGAAACTGGCTTGATATCCAGCCTGCACCCGAATACAGCATAACTATCACAGAGAAAACAGGTTTTATGACAGATGTGATAAGGTCACAGCTTTGGTATCGTGGTGACGCCGCAGAGCTTTCACAGTTCTTTCGTCAGCTTAACTTAGGCACAAATTCATTCTGGAGCAGCGTCCCTGAGAAAGAAAAGATACGCAAGATACATAGCGGTCTGCCTGCAATAATCACCGATACGCTGTCATACATTGTCTATTCTGATATGGACGATATCAAGGTCACAGGTGACAAAGCAAAGGCTGACTTTGAGAATATCTGCGAGCATATAGACTTCACAGAGCTGACAGGCAAGGCGATAGTTACCGCCCTTGTTGACGGCGACGGAGCTTTCAAAATATCGGTGGATACTGAGCTTTCTGATACGCCAATAGTCGAGTTTATCGGTGCTGACAAGTTGGAGTATAACTTTGTACGAGGTCTGCTGAACGAGGTCGTTTTTCATTCTGTGCATTATGCAGGCTCAAAGAGATTTCACCTTGAAGAGCATTACGGCAAGGGATACATAGAAAGCCGTCTGTATGACGATAACGGTCACGAGGTCGGCTTGGACAACGTGCCTTGTCTTGCACAGATACCGCCTCGAACTGAGTTTGAGGGTGAGTATATAATGGCTGTGCCGCTGAAATTCTTTTCATCACGGAAATACCCGAACAGAGGCAAAAGCATTTTTGACGGCGGCAAGTCTGATTGCTTTGACGCTTTAGACGAGGTCATCTCACAATGGTGGGACGCTATCAGAGCAGGCAGGGTAAAGCAGTATATCCCCGAAAGCATGATACCTAGAGATCCTGCAAGCGGTAAGCTTAAAGCGCCAAACCAGTTCGGCAACAGTTACATAAGCATTGACCCACCGCTTTCGGCAGAGGGTGCAGTGCCTAAGATAGAAGTAGTTCAGCCTGATATCAAGTATGAGGCGTTTGTGGCAAGCTATACGAATTGCTTGCTTATGTGTCTGCAAGGGCTTGTATCTCCTGCCACGCTTGGCATAGATGTGGGTAAGATGTCAAGTGCTGACGCTCAGCGAGAGAAGAAAGACGTCACAGGCAACACCCGAAACACTATCACAACGGCTCTTGAAAAGGCTCTGCCGCAGCTTGTTTCTGCGGTGCTTATGACCTATGACAATATGCAGGGCAAAGCCCCTGAAACTTATGAGGTGACAGTTGACTTTGGCGAGTACGGTGCACCTGACTTTGACAGCAGAGTTGAAACTGTGGGCAAGGCAAGCACGTATGGTATTATGTCAGTTGAAACGCAGGTGGAGGAGCTGTGGGGCAGTTCTAAAGAGGACGATTGGAAAGCTGCAGAGGTCAAGCGGATAATGCAGGAAAAGGGGCTTACAGAGGGTGAGCCTACTGCGGTAGGTGATGAGTACGCTTAATTTTAAGGACATAGCCAAAATATTTGAGGAGATAGAGCTAAGGCTCATATCTTCGCTGAAACGCAATCTTAAAAGGCACAAGGCGGAGGAACAGCGTTACGGCTTTGAATGGTCTGCTTGGCAGGCTGAGAAACTGAAAAATATGGAGAACTTCCGCCGTGAAAACCTTGACATTATGAACGAGTACGTTGACGTTATCGACGATCAGACAAGACAGCTTATGACGGAGCAGTTTCAAGAGGGTCAGCAGCAGGCACAACGGAGCGCCCAGGAGCTTTCTGACGAGCCTATAACACCTATCCCCGACAAGCATTTCTTTGGCGTGAACGAAAAGAAAATGGCAAAGCTTATGGAAGACGTCACCACCCTTGAAAAGACCGCTGAAACAGCCGCTCTGCGAATGACAGACGATATTTACAGGCAGACTTTGAATAGGGTACAGCTTGCAATGGGAACAGGCTCTATGACGCTTAACGAGGCTATTGACCTTGCCACAAAGGATTTCCTCGACAAGGGCATAAACTGTATCGTATACGCTGACGGCAAGCGAGTGAATATTGCAGACTATGTGCGAATGGCTCTGCGGACAACTTCCACAAGGGCAGCGTTGCAGGGTGCGGCGAAACGCTTTGCAGAGCTTGGCTATGATACTGTACTTGTGTCGCAGTATGGCGGCTGTTCAAAGACCTGTGAGCCTTGGCAAGGTCAAGTATACATTGATGATGTATTCACGGTATGGAAGGGGGAAAAGGACGAGTTTCAAGGCAGGTCAAACTACTGCGGCGAGTGGTTTTGGCTGCTTTCATACGCCGTAAAGAACGGGCTTTTCCACCCCAACTGCCGTCACACAATGACGCAGTATATACACGGCAGAACGCAGATACCTGAGCCGATACCGACGGAGAAGATAAAAGAGCAGCGAGAGCTTGAACAGAAACAGCGTGCAATGGAACGGAAGATACGCAAGTTCAAACGCTTTGCGGCAGGCACCTGCGACCCTGATACAGCAAAGGAATACCGCCGAAAGCTCAGGCAGGCTCAGCACGAATTAAAGGTGTTCGTTGAGGAGCATAATGAGGTGCTGCATAGGGATCATAGCAGGGAGAAGTATTATGGTGGTGGTGTTGACAAATCGGGAAAAAGTGGTATAATAGAGGTAGACAAAGATACGTTGAAAAAATATCTTGGAAAACCGATAACACAAGCTGACAGTCAGCATGTTCGTGAATGGTATTATGCAAATGTAACGGATATCCCTAATCAGATAGATAAAACAAAACCCTTTGAAGAACAGGTCAAGCAGGCTTTTGAACTGAGAAATTACTATAAACACGAAGCTCGCGTTGCTATGTCTGATAAGAAAACGGCTATGATGCTTGATGAAAAACGTCCTGCACCAACGTTTGAAAAGTTATTAAAGGATAAAATGAAGCGCAAGAACATGACAAAAGACGAAGCTTTAAAAGATATTTTAGAAACTGCGTCAAAAACAAATGACGAAGTAAACAAGAACTACGGCTTATAAAGGAGGGCTTGATATGACAAAATTTGATTATACGATTTTCAAGGATAATAGTCAAAGTGAGTTTAAAAAAGCTTGCAAACTGATCGAGCGTAGTTTTCCTGACGCAAAGAAAAATAAGCTGTTAATTGATGTTGACGGCTCTACGATTCAGACATATACAAAAGACGGTAAGGACATTGATGTATATGATGATTATGACGTTGGGGCTGTGTTCGTTAAATCAGAAATAGATCTTGATAATATTTTTTCTTGACCGCTCCGCTACGGCGAGGCGGTATTTTTATACCCAAATATCGGAACTAAGCACCTTAACGGGTGCTTTTTTCATACACAAATTTAAGAAAGCGAGGTCAGAAAATGGACGAGAAAAAGAAACTCCCTGATGAGGAGGAGAAGAAAACTCCCGACACTCACGAGGAGAAAAAGGACGAACCAAAGGCTGAGGAAAAGCCTGCGGACAAGGCAGATGAGAACTCTGCCGACAATGAACAGCCTGCGGTGGACGATAGTCAGGCTGACGAGAATGGTGAGGGTGCCGACAAGACTGCGGAAGATAAGCAGGAACAGCCAAACGAGGATAAGCCCGACAAGCAGGACAGTGCAGAGAACGCACCTGATGAAAAAGATCAGGAGATACTCAGGCTCAAAACGCAGATAGCCGCTATGCAGCTTGGTATCAAGCCCGACTGTATCGAAGACGCCGTTGCGGTGGCTGAAAGCTATGTGAGAAACGGCAGTCAGCAGGATATCAACGCCGCCCTTTCTGCGGTTGTGAAGAAGTATCCGGATATGAAAGTTGAGGGCGGCAAAAAGTCCGACGGCAAAAAGCAGGGCGGTTTCAAGGTCGGTGCAGGATCTTCGGATACTGATGAAAAGAAACCGCAGAGCAAACCAACAGCGCAGAAACGCTGGAACAAATTCAAGTAAAAACAGGAGGAATGAATCATGCCAAATCTTAATTATGCAGAAGTATGGAATCCCGAACTCTTGGAGATAAGGATACAGGAAACGCTTTCAAGTCCGTTCATCACACAGAACGTAAGGTGGCTTGACGCAAAGACTTTCCACTTCACACAGATGTCAACATCAGGCTACAAGAGCCACAACAGAAACGGGGGCTGGAACACAGGTAAGTATGTTCAGACGGACGTGCCTTTCACACTCACACACGACCGTGATGTTGAGTTTCTTGTGGATAAGGCTGACGTTGACGAAACGAACTCATCAGCGTCTATCAAGAATATCTCAGAGGTATTCGAGAAAACACAGTCTGCTCCAGAAACGGACGCTCTGTTCTTCTCAAAGACAGCTCAGAGAGCGGCAGAGCTTGAGGGCTATCACTCATCAACAGCCGCTTCATCATACACAAAGGGCAATGTGTTTGATAAGCTCAAAGGCTTCCTTTCAGCAGGCAAGCTGAGAAGATATAAGTCTAACGGCTCTCTTATCATGTATGTGACTTCCACAATTATGGACCTGCTGGAGCAGTCTGACAAGTTCACGCGAAAGATAGAAATGACGCAGATCGCAGAGGGAGGACTTGGTCTTAGAACAAGAGTGACCGACATTGACGGAGTGCCTATCATGGAGGTCATTGATGATGAGCGTTTCTATGACCGCTTCAACTTTGACCCTGAGGACGGCGGCTTTGATCCTTGCGCTGCAAGCTATGTAAAGACCGCTGATACCGATATCGTGAGCGGCAAGGAGTATTACATCGAATCAGGCGGCTCTTACACTAAGGTATCAGGCACACCGAACAAGTCTGCACTTGATACCTACTATGAAAAGGTCGCAGGTTCGCATAAGATAAACGTGCTTATCGCAACACCTGAGACCACAAAGATAGTGCCTAAGATCAACAGCATTTACAGCTTTGCTCCGGGCGGACACACAAAGGGTGATGGCTGGCTCTATCAGAACAGAGCGTTCTCAGATGTTTTTACTTTCCCGAACGGCAAGGACGGAAAGATAGACAGCATTTACGCTGACGTTGACACAGCAGAGTACAGCGAGTAAGGGGTGAGGGATATGTACCTCACCTCTACTGAGTTTTGCAATATCTGTCCTGAGTGTGATATCTCCGAAGAACAGTTCTCAGCTATACTGCAAAGGGCTGAAAGCGATATCGACACGCTGACTTTCAACCGCATAACAGCAGAGGGCATTGACAGCTTTACAGACTTTCAGAGAGAGCGTATAAAGTGTTCCACAGCCTTGCAGATGAAATTCATCTATGACAATTCGGAGCTGTTAGAAAGCTCTCTGAGCGCTTACAGCATAAGCGGAGTTTCAATGTCATTCGATAAGTCAAAGGTGGTATCTCTTGACGGCGTTATCACAACACGTCAGGTCTACAATGTGCTTATGCAGACAGGACTATGTTATAGGGGGCTGATGTGATGAAGTTTCCTCAGCTTGTACCTGAAAGGGTATGCAAAACGCCCTGCAAGGTCTATCGAACGGACGGACTTAATCGTGACGGCTCAAAGAAGCAGACGGTCATATTTGAGGGCAAATGCTTTCACTCTGAGAAGTCAAGGCAGAAATTATCCGCAGAGAAACAGCTTATAACCTTGTCAGGCGAGGCTCTTTTCTGCGGAGATATAGCCCCCGATAATGCTGTTATAGAGGGCTATGCGGTCATAGGCGGCAGGACGTACAAGATATATGGCTCTGAGAAAGCCAAAGACCCTGACGGCAGGGTGAATTACACAAGATTGGAGCTGATATAATGGGCATTGAAATAAAGCTTGATATGCAGGCAATAAAGGCTATCGAAGACGCTGCTGTGAAGTCCGCTGAGGTGGCTATGGAGCAGGTGAGAACAGACCTTGTAAGTGCTCAGACAATGCCGTTCGATACAGGCGATATGCAGAATAATCAGACCTTTGTCCACTCTGACGAAAGCGGTGCAAGTCTTGTGACAGGCTCTCCGCAGGCAAGACGTTTGTACTATCACCCTGAGTATCATTTTCAGAAAGGGAATAACCCCAACGCAGGTGCGGCTTGGCTTGAGCCATATATCACAGGCAGTAAAAAGGACCTTGCCAAGAATGAGTTTGTGGCAGAGTTCAAAAAGAGGACAGGCGTATGACTTTACTTAACATAGCGGATATGCTGAGCGATATCCTTGACTTGCAGGACGTGTATGCAGGCACTATTGACGGCAACCTTGACAAGTGCATAGGCGTGTACAACGCAAAGACTTCAAAGCCGCAGCGTATCTGCATAGGCGGAAAAGCCTGCACCAAAACACTTGAAAAACATATCTCGGTGCTTATTCATTGGACTGATACTCCCACGCAGGCAGAGATAAAGGCTCAAAGCGTTCTTGATATCCTATCTGATATCCGTCAGTATAAGGGTGACGGATTTACGGTAAAGTATCTTGAATGCAAAGAGCCTGTTTCTGTTGGCAGGGACGAGCGAGGTGTGTGTGAATATGTTATCGAGGCAACAGTATATTATGAAAGGAATGAATGAGTATGGCAAACACAACAGGAGTTTATCCCGTATATGAAAACCAGTTCAAGATAGACAAGACAGGCAGTGACGGCTCGACAGAGAGCAATCTTGTGACTATTGCCGATATGGAGAGCTTTTCAGTATCCATTGACGGCAATATCGAGGAGTGGAAGCCTTTTGATCAGCAGGGGTGGACAAGACGTCTGCTCACTGGTAAGTCTATCACTATCAGTATCTCAGGCAAGAGAAACGTCGGTGACGCAGGCAATGACTACATTGAGAGCCTTGCACTCAAAACAGGTGCTGCGGCGACCACAACCCTTGTGTGGAACTTCCCAAGCGGAGCAAAGCTTGTTATCAAGGGCGTTGTCAGCGTAACAGAATGGGGTGGCGGAGATTCGACAGCAGTTGCGCCGCTTGCGTTCGACTTTGCTTCCGACGGTAAGCCTGAGTTTACTGAGGCGGCAGCGTAAGAACACAGACAAAACAGGGGAGCGTTCAAAGCGCTCTCCTAATTTTATATATCAGAAAGGATAATAACTATGGCAAAGATGTATACACTCGACAGCAAGCTTCTTACAGGTACACCTGAGATAAGAGTAGGCGACAAGGTCTACCCTGTGGACGACAGGCAGAAAACTGTCAAGAAGATACTTGACATCTGCGACAAGAACGCTGAAAAGAAAGATCTTGATATGATAGACGAGGTTTTCAAGCTTGCGTTCGCACCAAAGGACTACAAGGAGATAGAGGCAATGAATATGCCTTGGGCGGCATATCAGCAGCTTTTCACTCTTGTTATCTCAGCGGTAACAGGCGAGGACGCAGAAAAGACAGAGGCTCGATTTCCGCAGGAAAACGCAGAGTAAGTTTGAAGAAAGCTGGTACGATCTTGACTATGACCGAGAGCTTATCATACAATCTATTGCAAAGCAGTACAATATCCTGCCCTCAGAGCAGGAAAATCTGCATTACAGCGATTGGTACAGGCTCGTTGCAGGGCTTATGCACGATACGCCGTTGGGTCAGGTCGTTCGTATCAGGAGCGAGGACAACAAGGACATCATAAAGAATTTCGACAGGTATGAAAAGCAGATACGCTCAGAATGGACGGCGTTCAGAAGTCAGAAAGCAAAGGAAACGTTCACAGAGCAGGACAAGCTTGAAACTGCGAGATACTTTGAAAGGCTGTTCAAGGGAATGTTCGGAAAGGCAGGTGATAAGTAATGGCAGACGGAGCAAGCGTTGGTGTTATATCTCTTGACCTTGTGATAAAAAACAAGGTGCAGGAGCAGCTTGACAAGATATCTGCAAGCATACAGAACGGCTTTTCAAAGCCAGTAGAGCAGGCAGAAAAAGCTGTTGAGAACGCTATGGATAAGACTGCTAAAGCAATAGACGAGGGCTTTGGCAGTGCGTCGGAGATCGCTCAGAAGAGTATGCAGGAGGCTACTGCAAAGGTGGTGTCTGAAATTGATAAAGCCAATGAGCATATAAAAAACACCACTGACCAAATCGAAAACATCAAGCCTAAAGTTGTGCAGATACATTACAATCCTGAGTATGACCCTGCCAAAATAGAAGCTGAGGTTGATGATATTGCTCAGCAAATTACGGCAAAGGCTGACGAGGCGGCTAAAACAGCGACAGAGAGCTTTGGTGATTTTGAAATACCTGAAAGTGAATTTGAAAGGCTTAATCTTCAGCTCGAGAATGCAACGGAAAAAATGAGCCTGTTGCAGGCTAAGTATAAAGAGCTACAAGCTGCTCTTGTAAACGCTAGTTCAGACGAAGAAGCTGCAAAGATAGTTTCAGAACTTAATGGCGTTGAAAGTAAGCTTATAAGTCAGCAGGGAGTTATAGATAAAACTCAAACAAAACTTAGCGAATATGAGGAAACATTTAGCAACTGCGGAAAAACAGGGACAACTGCTATTGAGAAACTAAAAAAAGTCGCTTCATTTGCAGGCAAAACCATAAAGACTACACTTGTGGGAGCTTTTAGGACAATGCGTTCGGCAGGCTCGAAGGCTGTTGACGCAGTTAAATCCAAATTCAGCAGGCTTAAAACAACTATCGACAGCACTTCAAAACCGCTGAGCAAGTTTACACATTCGCTCAAATCTGCGGCAAAAAGAGTGTTCTTAATGGCAGGCGTGCTTGTTTTGCTGAAAGGAATACGTTCCGCTGTTGCAAACGCCGTTTCAGGCAATGAAGAATTTGCCAAGTCCTTAAACGAAATAAAAGCAAACCTCACCATAGCTTTCACACCGATAATGAACACAGTTATGCCGTATCTCAATACGCTTATGGCGGGCGTAGCGACGGCGACAAAAACTGTGGCGGCGTTTATCTCTGAGCTTTTCGGCACCACCTATCAGAAGTCCTTGCAGGCGACAAAGCAGGCGCAGAAGTCAGCGGAGAAGATAAAGAAAACTCAGGACACTTACCTTGCGGACTTTGACGTTGTAAGAGTTGCACCGGATCAGAGCAAGTCCGATACAGACAGTTCAGAGGGCGGCATTGATTACTCAGCCATAAACGGCGACAACGTTCAGCTTCCTGATTGGGCGGAGCGTATGAAAGACGCTATAAAGTCAGGGGACTGGGCAGGAGTTGGCTCTCTTGTGGCTGAAAAGGTCAACGGAGCTTTCGCATACATCAACTGGGACGGTATTCAGAAAAAGCTGAATGGCTTTGTGGATAAGCTTACAGACGGTCTGAACAGCTTTATAAACGGCGTGGATTGGACAGGTCTTGGGGACAGCTTCGGCGGCGGTATAAACACTATTTTTGGCGCAGGATACCGCTTTATGAAGAAGTTCGATTGGACAGGCTTCGGCAAGGGTACGGCTAATTTTCTTAACGGCGGTATAAAGAAAACAGATTGGTCGCTTATCGGCAAGACCCTTGCTTCAAAATGGCAAGCTATCATCGACTATCTTTATTCGTTCGTTACCACCTTTGATTGGTCGGGCTTTGGCTCGTCCATAGGCACTTCTGTGAACGGCTGGTTTGATGAGATTGATTGGGGCAAGGCAGGAACGACTATCTCTGAGGGCGTGAAAGGTCTGCTTGATACAGCAATAAACTTCCTGCAAACTGTAAATTGGCAGGGCATAGGTGAAAAGCTGTGGACGTTCATTTCTACAATAGATTGGAGCGGCATTGCCACAAAGCTTTTCAAGGCGATAGGCTCAGCTATAGGCGGTGCGGTATCGGTGCTGTGGGGCTTTATCAAGGACGCTGTTTTCAGTATCCGTGACTACTTTACAGAGAAAATACAGGACTGTGGTGGAAATATCGTTGAGGGGCTTTTCACAGGTATCGTTGACGCTTTCAAGGGCATAGGCACTTGGCTTTATGACCATGTTCTTACACCATTTATTGAGGGCTTCAAGAACTGTTTTGGTATTCACAGCCCTAGTAAGGTCATGGCTGAAATGGGCGGATATATCATACAAGGTCTGTATAATGCCGTATCTGAGGGTATTGCAAAGATAAAGGAGATCTTCACAAAGCTTCTTAACGCTGTCAAGGGCGTTTTCAAAGGCATAGGCAAGTGGTTCAAAAAGACATTTTCAGACGCTTTCGGAGGCGTAAAGACCATTCTCAACGGCATTATAATGTTCGTCAAGAGCATTTTCACAGGCAATTGGAAAAAGGCTTGGCAGGGTGTAAAGAAGATCTTCAAAGGCGTGTGGGACACGCTTTACAGCGTTGTGAAAGCACCTATAAACCTAATTATCGGTGCAGTAAACAAAATGACCAGTGCTATTGAAAGTGCGGTCAACTGGATAATCGACGGCATTGACAGCCTGAGTTTTGATGTGCCTGATTGGGTGCCTGGCATAGGCGGAGAAACCTTCGGTTTTGACCTTGACACAATAAGCATACCTGAGATACCAAAGCTTGCCACAGGCGGACTTGCGACAGCACCGACCCTTGCAATGGTGGGCGATAACAGGAACGCAAAGGCAGACCCGGAGGTAATCTCACCTCTGAGCAAACTGCAAGGTATGCTTGATAACGGCAAGCTTGACGAGGTGTTAAGGGTGCTGAACGCTATACTTGATTGGCTGAAAGCTTATGACCCTGTGTTCTTCGGAACAGTTGACAGCAAGGTGCTTTTCAAGTGTATGCAGGACAGCAACAATCAGTATAAACGTAAGACGGGAGTGAGTGCATTTTGACAGGAACATTGCTAAAGATAAACGGCGTGTGGGTGACAGATCCTGACCCTGATAGCTGGAGCCCTGTAAACTGTTACGAATGGACGGCAGGTTCAGGACGAGTGAACACAACAGGCCTGTTTGTGGGTGCGAGAAAGTTCTGCAAATACAAATTGCCCTGCAAGTGGACAATGCTTCCTGTCGCAGATTCAGCCGAGATACAATCCCTTATCGAGGACGGACCCGACTTTGCAGAACTGGAGTTTTGGCACAATGGCAAGTATTATTCTATATCCGCCAACGCAAGCGACTATGTACCGCAGGGGCTTGTCAGACTTGACGGTGGTGAGTATTACAAGAGCTGTACTGTCACATTTGCAGAACGTTAGGAGGGCATATGTACACCATAGCAAGCAATGAGATAACAAGCAGGATAGAGAATTACAAAGCCTTGTGGGGTATGTGGATAGAGGACGCTCAGAGTGAAGCACCTGTGGCATATGACGGCATTCAGAACGTTCAGACGGACATTCAAGCAACCTCTCTGAGTGATGATATAGAGCTTGGTGCGGTCTGTTCCCAGAGTGTGACAGCAGAGCTTGTTGACGACGGAACTAAGTATCTTGGGAATGAGTATGTTTTCAGTTTGTATACAAAGGACGCAACTTCATCTGATACAAATGACGAAAAAATACCAATGGGGCGTTTCACCTGCGTAAAATCAAAGAAATCAGGCGGCAGCGTCCAGCTGACAATGGCAGACAGGTTGTATTTTTCGGATAAGCCGTATGTACCGCATATCCCTATGCCGAATTGGAATAAAGCCGTCGAAGATGACATTTGCAGACAGTTAGGCTTGCAGAATGGAAATGACTACACAGAGGTGCGACTACTGCGTGACAAGAACGGCAGGCAGCTGATAGATAAGAACGGCAAAGTATTGTATTCAAAGTATTTTTACTTCAAGGTCAGCTCAGTGCCGAAAGACGTGACCATGCGACAAATGCTGTCCTATCTGGCTTCTGCTCAGGGGCAGTTCGGGTATGTTGACAGGTACGGAAAGTACGTCCGAAAGTGGTATGGCAAGAGCGTGAAAACATTGGACAACAACACAATAGACCTGCCTACTCTTAGCGAACGACAAAACGTTATCGTGGGCATTATCTGCAAAGTCAGTGACGATGAAACGCTGTCGCTTGGTGTGACAGATACAACACAAGGACGTGTGTTGGAGTTTGAAAACCCATACATGACAGAGTCTTTGCTACAATCTCTGTGGCGCAGAATAGGTGGCTTTTCGTGGTACACCACTGAGCTATACCACAGACTCGGTGACCCACGTTTCGACATAGGTGACGTGGTGACCTACACCAACGGCACAGACAGCTATGACATACCGATAACGAATTTAGGATTCAATTTTGACGGCGGACTTTCAGCAGACATTTCTGCGGTAGGTCTGAGCGTTGAAGAACAGCTTTAAGGGGGCGAGATAATGGCTGATGAAAATTTGACACTGGCGCAGGATATCACTGAGAACGATTATCCGATGCAACACGCAGGCGAGGAAATCGATGAGATACTGAGCCGAGCCGGCAAGATACACTATGGCACTGTGGAATACAAGATGACGAAAGCGAATCCACTGATGCAGATACCGCTTGGACTGACCTTTGCACCTAAACAGGTAATAGCAACGCTACGGCAGACAGGCGCACCAACACCATATCAGAACTACTGCACCCACGTCTATGGGTCAGGAACGTCATATTATCTTAGTGTCTGCATGGGAGCTGGGGCAACAGGAACCGTGCCAACAGGAACATACTATGTTGATTATATTGCAATAGAGTAAAGAGGGGTGATTAAATGACGATAACATTAAATGCAGATTATGACGTAACACTGAACACCGCCCTTTTGGGCTATGTCGGTGAAACAAATGCACGCCCTGTGTCTGTCGAGGGCATGGAGATAGACGGAGCAGACCGCTATGTGCTAACGATAGACTACGGCGATGGTGTGACGTATGAGGTCGATATCACAGACGGCACATGGACGCCTACTGCTGATATCTTGCGGTCGGCGCAGACAGTCAGCTGTCAGATATGTGCAAAGAAACTGTCAGGCGACGAGTATATTTTGGTTAAAAAATCACGCATTTTCCGCCTGAGAATAGGTGCGGCAATAAGCGATACAGCTATCCCGTCACCTGATGTGGCTATGGACGCACTGGACAAGATAGATGCCATAGGCAGGCAGGCACACGCAGATATGCAGACAGCTGTCACCGCTGCAGACACGGCGACAACAGCGGCAGATAACGCCAAAAAATCTGCCACAGCCGCAGAGAAATCAGCCGATACGGCAACGCAGGCGGCAAGCCGTGCTGAAACCGCAAGAGCATCTGCTGAAACGTCCGCAACACAGGCAGAAACCGCCAAGCAGGGTGCAGAAACCGCACGTGCTGAGGCAGTCAAGTCTCAGAATGATGCCAAGGTATCAGCAGCTCAAGCATCAACGGCAGCACAGCAAACCGAAGCTGATAAGACAATAACTGCAGGCTATGCAAAGACCGCAAAGACTTGCGCTGACAGCACTGCGGCAGACAGACAGGCGGTGCAGGATATGGCAACGCAGGTCACAGCCGATAAGGCGACAGTGGCAGACCATGCCGCCCAGGTCGCCACAGACCGCAAAGCCGCTGAAACCGCCGCACAGACAGCACAGGCGGTGGCTGATAGTCTGCCAGACGATTATGTAACGGCGGTCGGGAAAATCGCTGAAAACACGGCTGAAATAGCTAACCTAAAACTAACGGACAAAGAGTTGCAACGCAGGGTAAATGCACTGTATTCCATCGGTCAGGGTATCACGCACCAGTTTGAAACTGACAGCGAAACGGCGTATCAGAAAACTGTGCCTACAGGGGCGAAGCTGATGTCGGTTAAAAATATCGGTGGCAGGTCGATTGTTTGGAATCAAATATTTGAGGCGTATTCTGGCACAAATAACGGTGTAACGGTGGCAACTGAATCAGACGGAACGATTACCCTAAATGGAACTGCTGAATCGTCATATATCTATTTCAAACCCCTTAGCCCAGCCCAAAATAAGGTTGGAAAATACATTTTAAAACTGCTGATTTTGAATAATCCAGATAGTGTAACAATGCGTTATGCCTATTTCAATAGAACAATTACAACGCCAGCAGTTGATAAAGGCACTGCATCTGTCCTAGTAAACCAAACCGCAACAGACATAGAACTGCAAAAAGTTGCTGGAATTTCAGGATTTGCGGTCGGCACAGTTTTCAATGACGTTAAAATTAAAATTCAGATTTTCGATTTAACCGCCATGTTCGGTTCAGGCAACGAACCTAGCACAGTGGAAGAATTTGAAAAAATGTTCCCTAATGATTATTATCCATACAACGCTGGGAAAATTGTCAGTGCAGGGATGACAGAGGTTGCTGTGGGTGATACCGCCTACCCAATTCCCGAAGCAATCCGCAATCTGCCTGGCTACGGCTGGAGTGCAGGAACGGCTAAGAACTACGTTGATTATGAGAATAAAAAATACTACAAATGTGTAGATAGTATGGATTTGGGAATGGTGAACTGGCAGGTCGAAACTAGCCCTATTTTCGGTACATATTTCAGCACGTTTGTTGACTCAAAAAAATTCAAAAAAATTGGAGATTTTACACAAAAGCGGCACAATATTTTGTGCGATAGGTATATCACCGTTAAGAGATCTGTCAGTGAATATGTTGATAAAACAATCCTGTTAGATGGCACAGCAGCCATTGTTACACAAATTCAGGTCAAAGACACCGACTACACCGATGCCGCAGCGTTCAAGCAGGCAATGTCAGGAGTAATGCTGTATTACGAATTGGAAACACCAATCGTCACCGACATTTCAAACATTATCCCAGACGATTTTCTGAGAAATATGACGGTTGAAGCAGGTGGTAGCATAACGTTCAAAAACAGTAACGGCGACAGTTATCGGATACCCGTTCCAAGTGAGGAAGAGTACATCGTCAAGCTGAGTGAAGTAGGAGGTAGCGTATGACGGATTTGCAAAAGAAAATGGCTGAGAAGCTGTGGTTGACGAAAGATAATTTTGAAAAACCTACAGTGACCGAGCAGGACAAAATAATGGCACAAGTGCTATACACAGCTGCTATGACAGGCACGCTGATAGGTGAGGAGGGCGAGTGATGTATTACAGCATTATTAAACGTTTCTATGATCTGGGCGTGTATTCACTGGCAAAGGTCAAAGATTTTGTCAAGGCAGGCGTTATTAGTCCGGAGCAGTTCAAAGAAATCACAAAGGAGGTATACCATGAAGCAGAAGTTAGCGAAACTCATTGATGTAAAGTCCATTGTAACGCTGTTCTTGACAGTGGTGTTTTGCGTGCTGGCACTGCGCCGCACGATTTCAGCAGAGCAGTTCATCACGGTGTTTACTGTGGTGATATCGTTCTACTTTGGCACGCAGTCAGCCAAAAAGAAAGTCAGGTGATGACGAGTGACGGAAGCAATTATCGTTGCACTGATAACAGCTGCTTCGGCGGTAGTGTGTCAGCTCGTTATAGCATCTAACAGCCGTAAAACTATGCAGCAGGCGCAGTATGATAGCCAGAAGCTTATTGAGTACAAGATAGACAAACTGTCTGAGCGTGTGGACAAGCACAATTCCGTTATAGCTCGGACTTACAAGCTGGAACAGGATTATGCTTTGATCGACGAGAAAATCAAGGTCGCAAACCACCGCATCGAAGATTTAGAAAGGAAGTAATTTTATGGCAAAGACATTTAAGGGCATTGACGTTTCACAGTATCAGCAGAACATTGACTTCAAGAAGGTCAAGGCTTCGGGGGTCGATTTCGTTATCATTCGTGCAGGCTTCGGCAAGTACGCTAATCAGAAAGACCCATATTTCGAGAGCCACTACAAGGCGGCAAAGGCGGCAGGGCTGAAAGTTGGTGCTTACTGGTACAGCTATGCGGCAACTGTTGAGGAAGCAAAGGCAGAGGCTCAGACTTGTATCAACGCTATCAAGGGCAAGACGTTTGAGTATCCGATATACTTCGACCTCGAGGAGCGTTCACAGTTCGCAAAGGGCAGAGCATTTTGCAACAGCCTTGTCAAGACTTTCTGCAATGCACTTGAACACGCAGGCTACTGGGCAGGACTGTATATCAGCCGTTCGCCTTTACAGCAGTACATATCTGCCTACGTCGCTAAGAGATACGCTTTGTGGGTCGCTGAGTACGGCTCACGTTGCAACTACGGCAGAACATATGGTATGTGGCAGTACACAAGCAGTGGCAAGGTCAGCGGTATCAGCGGCAATGTTGATATGGATATCTGCTATGTGGACTATCCTGTGAAGATAAAGGCGGCAGGGCTGAACGGCTTCAAGAAGACCACCAGTTCGACCACAAAGCCGTCTGCAAGCCACGCCAAGAAGACAGTAACGTACACTGTGAAGCGTGGAGACACGCTCTCAGGCATTGCACGGCGCTACAAGACCACTGTTGCGAAGTTGGTCAAGGATAATGGTATCAAGAACGCTAATCTCATTTATGTGGGGCAGAAAATAAAAATCAAATAGGTAGAATTTCAGCCGTCTCGGACTTTTATTGGTCTGAGGCGGCTGTTTTTGCGTACACGAATTATACACGATAAAGCTGAATTGTAAATATATGCTTGTGAAATGTGGAACAAACGAAATGGCTTAAATGATGTAAATGCGTGGTTTACAAGCAATTTTATAAAGCAATAAAAAGTGGTGTGAAGTGGTATATTTAATCTCTCCATCTCCGCCACGAAATGCGGTAGTCCATGATACAATGGGCTACCGCACTTTTTTATTTATCTGCCGAGAAAGTCCTTATATCAAGCGATTTTCCGAGTGTGGGGGTGCAAAAGTCCTCAATGCTCGGATTTTTCTATTTTACCGGAAGCGAGCTGCTGATTTTTGCTTTGCACCCCCTTATGGGAAAAATCAAAAAGTAGATAGGTTTATCAAAAGGTTGCAGAGAAAAATCAAATTGTTCCTTGACATTTATTTGCTACGCTTTTCCTCTTCCCCAGGGAGAGTCAATGTTCCTGCTGACTTTGATACAATAGAAAAAGCCTTCTCCGGGGTCAAAACCGCCGAAAAGGCATAAAACAAGGGCTTTCGAGGTCAAATACTGACTTCGAAAGCCCTTGTTTGCTTTATTCAGTTGTGGATTTCTGCCATTCCAAAGCCTGACGGCACCGTAGGGTGTAAGTCTTGCGGTGTATGGATTTTGGAATAATTAAAAGGTATGGCATAATTAAAAGGTTTAGCGCCTTTTTTCGTTTATTCCTTATTGTCGGTGCCCTCTACATAATCGGCCAGGCAAGCCTCCAGAAGCATTCTTGTGACGTCTGTGTAAGCAAGGATTTTTCCCTGGGCATACATATCATCGTCTTTTGCGTCCTTCAGCTTCGTCATTTCGGTATCGATTTGAGCCTTGATAAACTTAATAACATCAATTTTTTCCATTGCAATTATTCCTCCGGCGGGTCAAAATCTTCATCCGTGCATTTGCGGATAATATGCTTAGTGCGGTCAAGCGGCAGAGGCACGTCCTCCTCTGCGAAATACTCCACCTTCACTACCGCTGCTGCGGAGTGGTGGTTATCCTTGCCCACGGGTACAATCACATAATCGCCAACGGAAATATCGTCCTCATCGGCAATGTAATAATAACTTTTGTAGCCTTCGTCAAATTCCACGCTACAGTAGATATAATCGGTTCTGCGGCGCTTGACCTTCTCATAGACCGCAGGATTGAGTATTTCCCCCATTCCGTAGAAACGCATAAACTGCCATACGGATTCAGCAAAATCGCTCCAGAGCTCCGGAAGAGCCTTCTTGTCATATGTTCCTTGGATGACACGCTGCGGTCCTTTCTTGAAGTCCACTGTGATCGTGTAATCTATGGTTTCAAGCGGATTGTCTACCGCATCATCCGGGTTGCCCTCAATCTCGCCAAACAGGTCATCGGCATCAATATCATTGAGCAGGCCTTCAACGCCACCCTGGACATAGTATTTTCTGGACACAGCACAACCGCTGCCGATGTTCTGAATATGCTCCAAGGTCTCACTTTTACGGTCAAGCACCAATCTCTCGGTGTAGTCCCAAGTCACATATTCAACGGTTTCGGAGATCGGCTGCTTCGGCTTCATTTTGGTAATGCGGTGATAATCGATGGTGACGCGGTCAACTCTGTCTGGCTTGTTATTGCCGTCAAACACATAAAGGTCATCCATTTCGACTGCTTCTCGCACCATATCCGACAGGTCAACGCCATCCACTTCAAAATCAGCAATCAACGAGCCACGGTACTTATAAATATCTCCCTCGGTGTTGGTGATCTCCATCTCCCATTCACCGATATCGGTAGCAAAAACCTCAATGTACTCAGTGCTGAAATATCGTGCTATGCTGTTCAGCACTTTTGTGGCGCTTTCCTTTTCAATTTTATAAATTTTGCTCCTGGACTTTTCATGTCCATCAAAGCCAGAGCCAAAGTTGTATGCTGAGAACCATATGCGCCCATCGGCGTTGATGGTGATATGCTGTTCAACCTCGTCATCTGGTTCAGGCGGTGGGCCATAGCAGATATTATTGGAAACGATGCGCACCTTCTGCGGAGTGCCTTTAAACCGCTTCATGTGACATTCTGCTAATTCGCCCAGGCGGGATAGAGCCATCGTAAACCACGCACGGTTCTTCAGCTCCAAAATTTCCTCACCAGAATATGCCCAATGATTGAAATACCGCCATCGGGAGTAAATAGCCGATCCGAGCAAAGGAATATCAGTTATCTCCCCGATGATGCGTTCCAGTGCCTCAAAATCGTTTGCAGCTTTGCCGTACTTCTCAGAAAAGGCATGACCGCAGTCCATTACGAACCCAAGTGCCTCACAGTCATCAGCCATATAATGGTCTACCAGTTCAATGTAGGTGGTTTTCTTATTTCTGAATTTGTCATACCACTTGACTGCAAATTCGTGGATTTGCTTCATGTCCGCCACTGCAGTACACCTCCCATCATTTTATAAAGTTGACCGTTCTTTTTTAACAGAATGCGCTCATAAACTCTTGTTCCGAAACTTTCATCATTGAGACAAATCCAGCATAATCAGTAGCGTCCATGGGTATTTTCAATCCGTGCTTGGTTATGCTGATATCTTCCCGTGGGATAACATTCGCCTCATAGGTAGAGCCGCGATTCATTCGCAATCTCAGACCCTCGGAGTTTTCTGCTTCGGGATAGAGATAATAACCCGTTTGAGCATCGAAGCGGAACATATAGGCAAGTACCTGCAGATAGTCCCGGTTGCCGATATTATCGATTGGTTTATATTTTGCATCAGCAATCACTCGCTTTTCGCTGTTACGGCTGATGAAATCAGGGTAAATAAGACCCACATTTCCTTCGAAGAGTCTCTGTGCGCCTTTTCCGCCTTTATTCATTGGGTGGTAGAACACGTCATCAATGAGAGAATTGATGTACTCCTCCCAAAGCCATGCACCGTCAAACAGGATGCCGTATATTTGTCTTGTTCCTGTACCGATTTGGTGCTTTTGGTGCCGCAGAATAAGCAGGCACAGTCTCTGCAATGCATGGTACTCTCGGTAATACGCATGGCGGACGGTATTCTTTTTGTTCTGTTCAATGATTTTCTGCCTGTTATACGGCTCATATCCCGGAGTCGCATCTATAACGAGTTTTACCTCGTCTTTCACTTTGGTAAGAAGTTTATTTCCGTAAGGCTTTCTTTTGATAAACTCTATGGTATGCCGCACCAGCTCCATCAGACTATTATCGTAGGAAAACTCTCTCTGGCTGTATGCAACATTTCCTACAAATGGGGAGCTGACCGTAGAGGCGGTTTCAGA